ACCCTGCGCCAGATCATCAACGCCGCCGCCAACGCGACGCTGGCCGTCATCATCCCCGCCGCGATTGATACCCCCGTGGTTGGCGAGGACGAGCATGGCCGCCGCGAATGTGACGCCCTCGACGCCATCGACTTCTACGCCGAGAACAACGCCGCCGCCGTGCATCTCCTGCAGACCTGCGCCACGATGGCAGCAGATGGGTGCAGCGCCGCCGAAATCCGCAGCATGATCCGCCAGACTGTCGGCGCGAATGTCCTGAAAACCCGCCTGCACAACGTCGCAGCGTGAATTTGAGAGGAAGGAACGAAATGGCCCGCTACGAAATCACCGTCGAGGAAATCCGCGAAATCGCCAAGGCGCACGGCATCATCCACGCTGAATTCGTCCTGGAGCAGTCGGAAAGCCAACTCGGCCGCGAGGCGCTGAAACATGTCCGCGCCGAGTTGAACAGGATCATGGACGAGGAGGGGGCATGACCCCCTCCGAATTCCGCACCGCCCGCAAGCAGCTTGGGCTGACACAGACCCAGGCTGCCGCCATGCTCGGCCGCACCCTCCGCAATATTCAGCAATGGGAAGGTTCCGAGCGGGAGATAGACAACGCCGCCGCGCTGCTGCTGCGCGCCTATCTCAACGGATACCGCCCCGACGACTGGCCGACACAGAATATGGGCCGTCAAACGATTGATGGTTGACGGGAAATGCCTGTCCCTATAAGAATTGATTATCGAAGATTTCCGGGCTGTCCTCAAAAGGGCAGCCTTTTGCTTTTCAGGGACAGTGAACAATGAGCGACCCGGTAAAGGGGCCGGGCGGTCGGCCCACGAAATACAGGCCCGAGTATTGCAGCACCATCATCGCCGTCGGCGAAGTGGGCGGGTGGCTGGCAGAAATGGCCGAGGCGTGCGATGTGCACAGGTCCACGATGGACGAATGGGCGGCTGAACACCCGGAGTTTTCCGAAGCGTTGATGCGCGCAAAGCAAAAAGCGCAGGCGTGGTTCGAGCGCGAGGGCCGTCTCGGGCTGTCCGCCGACAAATTCAACAGCGCGCTATGGGCCAAACAGATGAGCGCCCGCCACCGTGACGAATACACGGAGCGCCGGGAGGTTTCCGGCCCTGATGGTGGCCCGATCCAGACGAGTATAACCGCAGATGACGCATTCGCCCGCCTTGCAAGCCGACTGGACGGCATTGCGCCCGGAGCACAGGGCGGCGCTGACGGCGCGGAATGACTGGCTCGACAGGGCGCGGCCGGAACAGGTCACGCCTGCCGGTGATTGGGATACATGGCTGATCCTCGCCGGTCGGGGATGGGGGAAAACGCGAACCGGGGCCGAGGATGCGGCTTGGTTCGGGATGCGCAACCCGGAAAGCCGGATCGCCATTGTTGCGCCGACAGCAGCCGACGCGCGGGATACCTGTATCGAGGGGGAAAGCGGGCTTCGCAGCATCATCCCCGGCGAAATGCTTCACGCGTGGAACAGGTCGCTTGGCGAACTGATCCTGACCAACGGGACGCGATACAAGGCATTCTCGGCAGAAGAACCTGAACGGTTGCGCGGCCCGCAGCATCACAGGGCCTGGTGTGATGAATTGGCGGCGTGGAAATACCCGGAGACGTGGGACCAGCTCTTGTTCGGCCTGCGCCTCGGCCAGCATCCGCAAGCGGTGGTGACGACGACGCCAAAACCGACGCAGTTGATCAAGCAGCTTGCCTCCGACCCGCGCAGCCACGTCACGCGCGGCCGGACGATGGACAACGCCGCGAACCTGGCCCCATCGGCTCTGGCGCGGCTGAAAGAGAAATACGAGGGCACGCGGCTAGGGCGGCAGGAACTTGAGGCGGAAATCCTTGGCGACATGCCGGGCGCGCTGTGGTCCATGTCGTCTCTCGACGCCTATCGACTGCGTGAAGCGCCGGATTGCGGGCGCGTGGTTGTGTCTGTTGACCCGGCTGCGACGAACAACCCTGACAGCGACGAGCACGGCATCATCGTTGCGGGCCTTGATGGGCAGCGCGGCGTGATGATCGAGGATGCCAGCCTGAAAGGAACGCCTGCCGAATGGGCGCGGCGTGCCGTGTCTCTGTATCGGTCCTACGGGGCTGACGGGATCGTGGTCGAGGTAAACCAGGGCGGCGACATGGTGTCTCATGTGCTGCGGTCGGTCGACCCGAACGTCAACATCATCGAGGTCCGGGCCTCGCGCGGCAAGCACGTTAGGGCAGAGCCGATTGCGGCGCTGTATGAACAGGGGCGGATTGTTCATGCCGGGGCATTCCCCGATCTGGAAACGCAGATGACGCAGATGACGGTGCATGGATACGAGGGGCCGGGATCGCCCGACAGGCTAGATGCGATGGTGTGGGCGTTCACCGAGTTGTTCCCCGGCATGGTTGATCGGGTTCCCGACGTGTCGCGGTTTGAAATCCCGCGCGTTGCTGGCGGATGGATGCGATAATGACAGATGATGACATCATCGCAGCCGCCAGAAAGCGGGCGCAGGATGCGTATGACGCCGACTTTCGCAACCGCGAGCGGTCGATAGATGACCTAGAGACGCTCATTGGCCGTCGGCAATGGGATGAGGCGGCGAAAGCCGAGCGCGAGGCCGAGGGGCGTCCGTGCCTGACCATCAACGGCCTGCCGCAGTTTGTCAGGCAGGTCACGGGGCAAATCCGGTCGATGAACCCGGCCATCAAGGTTTCCCCGGCCGATGGGCATTCATCGGTCGAGATGGCGGAAATCTATGAAGGACTTGTGCGCCAGATCGAACATTCGTCCGGTGCGGCCAGCGTGTATGAAAACGCTGGCGAACAAGCCGCCGCTGGCGGTTTCGGGGCGTTCCGCATCCGCGCTGATTACTGCGCCGGTGACACCTTTGATCAGGAAATCCTGATTGAACGTATCCACAACCCGTTTTCGGTGTATTTCGACCCGTTCGCGCGTGAGCCGTCGCGCCGGGACGCGGAATATTGTTTCGTAACCGAGTTGATGGACAGGGAAGCCTTCAAGGAAGCTTATCCTGACAAATCGGCCGAGGACGTGCCGAACAACAGCAGCCCCGGCCTGCAATGGTTCGCCACCGACGGCGTGGTTGTCGCGGAGTATTTCTGGAAGGAACACGAGGAAAGGACGATCTGGCAGCTTGAGAGCGGTCAGGTTGTTGAAAACGTCCCCCCCGGCCTCAAGGCCGCTCGGTCGCGCAAGGTCCGCAAGCCGAAGATCATGTGGGCCAAGATCAGCGGCAAGGATGTGCTGGAAGGCCCGCAGGAATTCCCGGGCGACTTCATCCCCGTCATCGCCGTGACGGGCGAGGAAATCCACCTTGGCGATGAGGTATACCGTTCGTCGGTCATCCGCTACGCCAAAGACCCGCAACGGCTTTACAACCTGTCCCGGTCTGCGCACGCCGAGGTTGTCGCGCTGCAACCCAAAGCGCCGTATCTCGTCACGGCCAAACAGGTTTCGGGGTTTGAAACGTTCTGGGCGCAGGCCAATAGCGCCAACCGCCCGTATCTGCCCTACAACGCCGACGAAAAGGCCGGTGCGCCGCAACGTGCCGCGCCGCCGATGCCGTCAGCGGGGCTTCTGCAAGAAATCCAGCTTGCCGCAGAGGACATGAAGCGGACTACCGGGATTTACGATGCCTCTCTCGGCAACAGGTCTAACGAAACAAGCGGCGTTGCCATCGAGGCGCGCAAGCAGGAAAGCCAGAACGGAACGTCGATCTATGCCGACAACGTGGTCAAGGCCGTCGAGCAGGCGGGCCGCGTGATCGTGTCCATGATCCCGAGGATTTACGACACCGAGCGAGTCATCCGCATTCTTGGCGATGACGACGCCGAAAAGGTGGTGGCGATCAACCGCGTCCTGATGACCGAAATGGGTCCGATGGTCGAAAACGACATGCAGGCCGGAAAATATGCCGTCCGCGTCAGCGTCGGCCCGACCTATTCGACGCGGCGGCAGGAAAGCGCAGAGGGCATGATGGCATTCGTTCAGGCCGTTCCGCAGGCGGCGGCTCTGACGGGCGATCTTATCGCCAAGGCGCAGGAGTGGCCTGATGCCGACAAGATCGCGGAACGCCTGAAAAAGGCACTACCGCCCGGGGTTGTCGAACAGGACGACGACCCGCAGGCCATGCAGGCGCAGCAAATGGCACAGCAACAGCAGCAGGCCATGCAGGCGCGGCAGATGCAGGCCGCGCAGGCGATGGAAGCCCTGCAACTGCGGCAGGAAGAGGCCAAGGCCCGAAAGGCCGAGGCCGACGCGGCAAAGGCCGAGATGGAAGCGGCTGAGGCGCAAATGAGATTGGCTGCCATGAGGCAACCGATGCCGCCGTTCGGCGGGCAACCGCCCTTCGTGGGCTAACCAAGGGAAAAGCAATGGACGATCTTGAAACGGCAGCCGCAGCGGCAGCCGAAGAGGAAGTCGTATCGACTGAACAGGTGACGGAAGCCCCCGAGGCGGAGCATACCCCTGAACAGGTCGAGGAAAAGACCCGTTCGCAAAAGCGGCGGGAGGAACGCAAGGCTGAACTTGACCGGCTTCGGGCGAGCGAGGCCGACGCGACGGCGCGGCTTGCGGCGGAAACGGCAAGGCTGGAACGGCTGAAATCGGCGGCGGCGGCGCTGCCGGAACCCAAGGAAGCCGATTTCGAGAAATACGAGGATTATCTTGCGGCACGGACGGCTTACGCCAGCGTCAAGGCGCTGGACGGCCGCACCGAGGCGGAAATCCAGGCGGAAATCGAGGCGCGCCGCATGGACGTTGCGGCGGTCAAGGAGCGGCAGGCTGCAGCGGATCGGGCGAACTGGACGCAGCAGGTTGCCGAGGCAAAGGGCCGGTATTCGGACTTCGACCAAGTCGTCTATTCGCAGGACGTGCCGATTTCGGAACGGATGGCGCAGGCGATCATGTCGACTGACACACCGGCTGATGTTGCATACCGGATCGCGAGCGACAGGGCGCTGGCGCGCGAGATTTCAGCCATGAGCGACCGGGACATGTGGCGGGCAATCGGCCGTATCGAGGCCACGCTTTCCGCACCCCGGCCAAAAACCACAACTGCGGCCCCCGCACCGATCAACCCCGTCCGACCACAGGCGGCAGCGGTGAGCGACCCGACCAAGATGACGGCATCCGAGTATGCCGAATGGCGGGCGAAGGGCGGCACATTCACGCTCTGAAAGGGTGAAAAATGGCAAACTCGTTCTATACGCCTACCCAGGTGGCACAGGAATTCGTGCACCTGCTGGAACAGGAACTCGTTCTCGGCAGCGCCGTTGGCGTTGACCTGTCGGACGAATTCAAGATGAACGGCTCGACCGTCTACGTCCGCCGCCAGATGCAGTATCTCGGCCAGGACAACAACATCGACCTGACGTCCTACACCGAAGACGTGACCGAAGGCACGGTCGCTGTTTCGATGAACAAGACGTGGTCGAACAAGGTCAGCGTTGGCGCGCTTGACCGGTCACTTTCGTTCGACCGCTGGTCGGAACAGGTCATCCTGCCGATGGCACGGCGCGCGGCTGAAAAGATCGAAACGTCGATTGCTGCGCTTTACTCGAAATTCTACCACTTCACCGGCACGCCCGGAACCGCGCCGAGCACGGTGCTGGAACTGGCCGAGGCCGGGGCCTACATGACCGACGTTGGCATTCCTGTCGGCGGGCGTCTCGGCTTCCTCTCGCCCACGACCGGCGCGAAGATTTCGTCGGCGGTTGCCGCCCTGAACGTGCAGGGCCGGAACAAGACGGCGCTGGAAAAGGCGTCCCTCGGCATGATCGGCGGGTTCGACAACTACACCACCGCCTTCATTCCGACGCACACTGTCGGCGTGGCAACCGGCACCCCGCTGGTCAACGGCGCTTCGCAAAGCGTGACCTATGCCACCGCGAAGAACACCTGGTCGCAAACCCTGAACACCGATGGCTGGACGAACTCCACCACCGGCATTCTGAAAGCGGGCGACGTGTTCACCATCGCTGGCGTGAACTCGGTTCATCCGGGCACCAAGGCATCGACCGGGCGGCTCCAGACGTTCACGGTTCTGGCGGATGCGGACTCGGGCGCGGCGACCGGCCCGGCTGCGCTGACGATTTCGCCCCCGATCATCATCTCGGGCGCGTTCCAGACCGTCACGGCGGCACCGGCTGACAACGCAGCCATCACCGTCAAGACCGGCACGGGCGGCACGGGTTACAAGCAGGGCCTGTTGCTTGACCCGATGGCGATCACGCTGGTTTCGCGCCCGCTCGACATTCCGGCTAACGCTGGCCTGAAAACGTCGACCAAGCGCGGCAACAAGGTGGTTGTGTCGGTATCGGAATGGGTCGACGGCAACACGCTGGCGCAGAACATGCGCTTTGACGTGTTGTGGGGGAATGAGGTTCTCGATCCCCGGCGCGGCCTGCGCCAGACCTCGTAACGACAACGGGCGGGGCTGTCATGGCCCCGCCTTTTCCATTTGGGGGCGGCGATGGCAACTGTTCAGGACATCATCCATCGGGCTTATCGCAAGATCGGCGTTGTCGCGCACGACGACGCGATGACATCCGATCAGGCCGCAGTTGGTCTTGACGCCTTCAACGACATGATGGCCGGGTTTGAACTCGACGGCATCAGCCCGTCTTCGCTCGACCTGACGCTTGCCGATGATTTCCCAATGGAAGCGAAATTCCGCGAGGGCATTGTTTATCTTCTGGCGTCCCGGCTGGCCCCCGATTGGGCTGTGCCTGTCGGTTTCGACGCCGATGCGTTCCTGCGCCGGATGCAGGCAGATTACATGATCATCGAGACGGTCCCGCTTGACCGTGAACTTGTTCGCCGCTCGGTGATCTGATGCCGATGGTGGAATTCGCCGGTCCTTCGGTGCGGGATGACCGCAACCGGATCGGGCATAGCGGCAGGCTGATCAACTGCTACCGCGAGCCGGTCATGAACGGGGGCAGGACGCGGGCCGTCTTGCAGGCGGTGCCGGGGATGCAGCTTCACGAAACGCTTCCGAGCGTCTTCATGCGGGCGATGCGGACGATTGACGGCGCGCTGTATGTGGCGTGCGGCGGGTATCTCTACCAGATCACGACCGGCGCGGCGGTAAACCTCGGGGCGATCACCGACAGCGAGGAAACCACGATTGCCGGTCATGATGGCTATGTCACGGTCGTTGCCGGGGGATCGTATTACGTCTGGAACGGGG